TTTTTATTGCCTGGAGAAAAGCATGGGCGCAGCAGAGAAAATTGACGTCTTTGGCGCCAAGGGCGGATCGGACAAACCGAAGACGCCGACCGAGGCGCCGGACAGCTTGCGCTCGGTGGCCGTGGCCAAGATCCTGATCGCGATCGGCGAGGGCGAATTCGCCAGCAACCCGACCGCGCAAGACATCTTCCTCGACAACACGCCCTTGCAAGATCCACAAGGCAACATGAATTTCCCGAACGTTAAGTGGGAGTTCCGCAGCGGTTCGGTCGAGCAGGGCTACATCCAGGGTATCCCGTCCATCGAGAACGAAACCTCTCTGGGTATCGAGTTGCGCAGCGGCACGCCGTGGGTTCGAGCGATCAGCAACACCGAACTGTCAGCGGTGCGCCTGCGCTTCGCCTGGCCAGCGCTGCAATCGGTTGATGCCAGCGGCAACGTGAATGGCTACCGGATTGAATACAAGGTTGAACTGGCCACCGATGGCGGCGCCTATCAGCAGGTGTTGAGCGAAGCCGTCGACGGCAAAACCACCAGCACCTATGAGCGAACCCGCCGCATTGATCTACCCGTCGCTACCAGTGGCTGGCTGATCCGCGTAACCCGCATTACGCCGAACCAGAACAACAACAAAATCGCCGACACCATGCAGATCGCTGGCTTCACCGAAGTCATCGACGCCAAGCTGCGTTATCCGAACACAGCGCTGCTCTACATCGAATTCTCGGCCGAGCAGTTCCGCAACATCCCGGCGGTGACCATCGAATGCCAAGCCCGCAAGTGGCTGGTGCCGAGCAACTACAACCCGGAAACTCGTAGCTATACCGGGATCTGGGACGGCACTCTCAAGGAGGCCTGGACCGATAACCCGGCGTGGATTACCTACGGCGTCACGGTGAATGACCGTTTCGGTTTGGGGCGCCGCATCAAGCCATGGCAGGTCGATAAGTGGGAGCTGTACCGGATCGCTCAGTATTGCGATCAGTTGGTGCCGGATGGGAAGGGTGGTCAGGAGCCGCGTTTCATCTGCAACCTCAATCTGCAGGGTAAGGCTGACGCCTGGTCATTGCTCCGCGATATCTCTACGATCTACCGCGGCATGACTTACTGGGCTCAAGGCCAGGTCTTCACTCTGTCCGACATGCCGCGCGCGACCGACTTCGACTTTGCTTACACCCGGGCGAATGTCATCGACGGCAAGTTCACTTACTCGAGCGCATCGGAGCGCACTCGTTACAGCCGAGCCCTGATCAGCTACGACAACCCGGCCAACAACTACGATACCGACGTCACTGCGGTGACTGACGCCAAGCTTCAGCGGCGCTACGGCGATAACCCGCTGGAGATCAGCGCAATCGGTTGCACACGAGAGTCGGAAGCGCAGCGCCGCGGTAAATGGGCACTGCTGACCAACTCGAAAGATCGCGGAATCAACTTCCGTGTTGGCCTCGATGGTCGCATCCCGCTGCCTGGCTACGTCATTCCCGTGGCTGACGAACTGTTGGCTGGCCGCGCGATCGGCGGGCGCATCTCGGCGGTTGCTGGCCGCGCTATCACGCTCGATCGCGACACCCAGGCCAAGGCCGGGGACCGGTTGATTCTTAACCTGCCCAACGGCAAGTGTGAAGGGCGCACCGTGCAATCCGTGGCGGGGCGGGTGGTTACCGTGACCGTTGCTTACTCTGCTGTTCCGGAGCCCGAACTTGTCTGGGCGCTCGATGCGGACGACTTGGCCGTGCCTTTGTACCGCGTGACGGCGGTGTCTCGGCCTGAACCTGGCGTGTTCGAAATTTCGGCTGTCCACTACGACCCGAGCAAGTTCGCTCACATCGACACTGGCGCCCGTCTGGAAGAACGGCCAATCAGCGTGATTCCGATCACCGTCGTTCCGGCGCCGGCGAGCGTTACTGTCACCTCGAACTCGGTTGTGTCCCAAGGTATCGCGGTCGCCACCATGTCCATCACCTGGCCGGCGGTGAACGGCGCCGTTGCGTATGACGTCGAGTGGCGCAAGGACAGCGGCAATTGGATCAAGCTGCCGCGCACAGGCTCCACTGGTGTGGATGTCGTGGGAATTTATGCAGGCGCTTACTTGGCCCGCGTCCGCGCGGTCAGCTCTTTCGACATCTCGTCGATCTGGCGCAGCTCGATGCTTACCAACCTCAAAGGTAAGGAGGGATTGCCGCCGCCGGTTGCCTTCCTGCGTACGACCAGCAAAGTCTACGGGATTGGCCTGGAGTGGGGCTTCCCACTTGGCGCCGAAGATACGCAGCGCACCGAGATCTGGAACAACAAGACCAATGACCTGTCGGCTGCCGTGAAGTTGGCAGATTTCGCCTATCCGCAAGCAAATCACGAACTGCAAAACATCGTGCCCGGTACCAGCTTGTTTTTCTGGGCGCGGCTGGTGGACCGCACAGGGAATGTCGGCCCGTGGTATCCAGCCGTAAACGGCGTCAACGGCCAGCCAAGTATCGACCAAGCCGAATACGAGCAGTATTTCCTCGGAAAAATCCAAGCGTCCGCCCTGGGCCAGCAGTTGTTCGAAGAGATCGGCAAAATCTCCGGTGATGGCTTGGGGTCGGTGAACCTGCGGATCGAGGAGGCCAAGCAGCAACTGGAAGAACTGATCGGCGAAATCACCGACGCCATGGTTTATGACCCGCTGAAACCATATGTGAAGGGTGAGGTAGTTCGTTTGGATGGTCGGCTGTTCTCGGCGATCAAGGCGGTACCGCCCGTAACCACGCCGCCAAACGCTGAGTTTTGGTACGACATGGGCACCATCGCCGAGACGACCAGCGCGATGGCCTTGCAGATCCAACAGCACACAACGCAGATTCAAACCATCGACGGCAAGGTCACCGCCCAAGCTTCCACCGTTCAAGCACTGCAGGCGGCATCTCGCGATGACGACGGCACGGGGGCTATGAATGATGCGCTGAAGGGCTGGAACAACACGGCGAGCATTGTTCAGAGTGACAAAGTAATTGCGGAGGAAAAGTTGGCCTCGGCCACACGCTTCACTTCCATTGATGCGGCGGTCGGGAAAAACGCGGCCAGTCTCACAACGCTTGAGTCGGCAGTGGCCACGGACAAGGAAGCTACGGCGCAGAAGATTGAAAGCGTGACCGCAACGGCAAACGGTGCAACTGCCAAAGCGGAAACAGCCACCACCGCTATTTCTGGGTTGAACGGAAAAGTCTCATCGCTGACCACCATCAAGACATCAACAACGGTCGCTGGACGCACTGTGATGGCAGGCTTGGCAATTGGGGTCGAGGGTCAGATGCAGGAGTCGCAGATTCTGGCGTTCGCCCAGCGCTTTGCAATCCTGGATGAGGTCAGCGGCCAGATGATTGCGCCGTTTGTTGTGCAGGGCGGCCAGGTGTTCATCAATACAGCAATCATCAGTACCGCCTTCATCCAGAACCTGGTGCTCGGGATGACACTTCGGTCCGCAGCGCTGAACAGCCAGGGTCTGCCTTTGCTGGAAATCAACATCCCCGCCGGGACACTGACGCTTCGTGGCCAGACGGGCGACGGCTCCATGTTGCTCAACAACTACGGCATGTTCGCCTATGACGCAGCCAACGTAGAACGTGCGGCATTCGGGAAAATTGGGTAATGGCTTATTACGGCGCGAGGACCAAAAACGCTGCGGGTGTTATCACGCTCGATACTTCAACGATGACGGTACGGTCAATTGTGACGAAGCTGGTGACCGTCCCGCCCATCACTAGCGACTTCACCAGTTTCATTGATATGCCGGAGATCACGGCCCAGTCATTCGTGTGCGTGACGCTTCAGTCCCAGCCGAGTGAGTTCTCTGCGCTCCCGGCGGTCTTCTGGTCGACGGGGCAACTCAGGGTAAGGCGCGGCGCCGGGGTCGTGCTCAACGTGTTTATTCTGACCTATCAATAGGAGCGGACATGACTTATGGCTTCAGGTCTAGAAACGGGTTTAACTACTTTCAGATCGACAGTGAAAACAGAGCGCTGAACGTGGCTGCATCTGGCAGTTACGTCATTGGAAAGCCCGCGAGTGCGCCAACAACCATCACCCAGGCCGTTATCACTTACCCGGCGCCGATCACAACTAGCGAGGCTCCTCATATATTCCTGAATCCAACGAATCAGGGCATGTATCACACGCTCATGCACACCGGTGTCCCGGGTAACTGGACTGGCTTCCACTTTAAGTTGCAGCTGATGCCGCCGTTTAACAGCTCGGATTGCAGCGGCAAATGGCTGGTGGCGACATTTCGGTCAACGTCTCCACCCAATCAGTACGATCTCCGGTTGCGCAACGCGGCAGGCGAACAGTTATTTGTAGGTGCTGACAACTTGCTCCTGATGACCGCGTTCCCGATAAACGAAGGTTGGTCGCTGGACAGCCGAGGACAGGAGCAGTCAGGAGTATTCTGGTCTGGATATCAGATGTCTTGGACTGGCTCCTATGAAGACTATTTTCTCGCTTCAACCTTGCTCGGCGGGAAGATCTACAACGGCAACACCACGCTTGAAACCCCCTGCGGGTTTCACGCCGGTGTGCGTTCGACCCTTAACGGGTATGTCGGCGCACTGGTGAGTTCGGAAGGCGGTACCGCCAAAAACGGCAGGACCACGTTTGCCGCCAGGCCGATGCGGCCGCTCTGATTCAACCTCTTACCAATAGCCCGCCAAGTGCGGGTTTTTTATTGACCAAAATTAAGGAAAAATCATGGCTTGGCTCAGAGGCGGAACGGTTGCCGTGACCAATGGTTCAACCACTGTCGTAGGAACGAACGCTGACTTTGTAGCGAATTCCCGCGTCGGTGATGGATTCATCGGCCCAGACGGGTTTAATTACGAAATTGGCAACGTTGCCAGCGCGACGGCCATCTCTATTATTCCTGCCTACAAAGGGGTAACAGCCAGCGGCGTGGCTTACGCCATCATGCCGGTGCAGGGATATCCAAAGACGCTGGCGGATGCGTTCAACAACATCAATCTTCAGTGGGGGGTAAAGCTGGCAGCCCTCGGCACCACCGGCAACTACGACGTCCTGCCTGTTGCTAAAGGTGGTACGGGTGGAACAACCGCCTTGGGAACAGCCGCTTTCCTGACGGCGACAACTTCCAATACCGATCCAACCGTGGGCAGGGCGCTAAAGGTTGGGGACCTGGGCGTTGGCGTGCCACTTGGGCTGACCTCCCCAAACCTCAACAGCCTAACATCGAGCGGCACCTATTATTGTGATACCCCAACCAATTCCCCCGGCAATGCCAGCGGCTGGCTCACCGTCACCAGTATCTCCGCAACGTATGCCTCTCAAACCTTCAACGCCTTGACCACCGGCATCAAGTATTGGCGCGAACTTGTGGGCGGAATCTGGGGTAAATGGGACGCTGTTTACAGCTCGCGCAATGCTGTTGGCACGGTCTCGCAGACTGGCGGACTGCCAACTGGCGCGCTCATGGAGTACGTGACGAACTCCAGCGGCGAGGCGTGGAAATACGCGAATGGCCTGTTGGTGTGCTCAAGGTACGTCAGCACGCCGATTTCCTTCAATATCCCCCCAGGTACGGCAGGGACCGGCGGCGTGTTCCCTCTGCCTGTGACACCTATTGGAACCGGGGTGAGATTTTATAACGGTTACGCCACGGATGCCGGAACCAGCATCGTCGGCAGTTCATGGATTGACGCCTCATTTGGGGCGCTTAACTGGAAGTTCCAGGTATCGAATCTGTCCGCCTCCATCACGATCACCCAACTCATCGCAATTCAACTGCTCTATGTCGGGAGGTGGTTCTGATGCGCATCATTCTTTCACCGCAGCGCCGTGACGACACGCTTGAGGTCATCAAGGCCGGCCACGTTCTGACGGTTAACGGCCAGGTATTTGACTTCTCACCGATGGGCGATGGCGACACTCTGCCGAATTCCGCAATAAGTTCCGAATGGTTCGCCGGCGATGTGGACAAGGTGGCCGGCGAGCTGATCCTCACGCTACTGCTTCCCAATCCCTGGAACTACAGCCCCGAACAGGCGTTCCCGGTTCCTCTGGAAAACGTTCCGGATGGCCAGGTGGTGTTTCCAAGTCCGCTTCCAGAGTCTGTGGTCGAAGCAGCGCCCGAGGACATTGCATGAATATCGACTGGTCCCAACTGATTACGAAGGCCATGAAGGATGCTGCAGCTCTGGCTGCGCAACTGGCAGCAGCGAAAGCTGAGCTGACAGCTCGGAATACAAAGGCGCTAGCCCAGATCGCCAGGATCCAGGATCGCATCGATACCATCGGGTTTGGTATCGAAATAGGCGAAGCGACCGCAGAAGACGAGGCCGAACAGGCCGCGCTGCTGATCAACATCAAAGCCTGGAAAACCTACAAGTTCGCACTGGGCAAGGTGACTGTTCAGCCGACGTGGTACGCCGCACCGGTTTGGCCTGTTGAACCGGTAGTGCCGGTCATCGTGGCTGACCCGCAGAGTGTTGGTGCCGACCTGATCTGACCCGACACCGCAGCACAACGCAACCCGCCATTGAGCGGGATTTTTTTTGCCTGGAGAAAAGTTATGCCTGTTACCTAGAGAGACCGCGACATCCTCGCGCGCATGCTGTGGGTGAGGCCCGTGGGGTGCTGATCGGCGAGATTGCCTTTGCAATGACTCTTGCGGCGATGAGACTGCGGTGATCTCAGTTTTTCAACGCCACACCAGATTCCGATTCTTGGTTGAATCTGGGCGAGATAGGCGATGAGGGCAATTGATACATTGCGCTTATGACGATGACACTCCTCACGAGGTGGCATCGCTGTTGCTATGGAAAAGTATCGGATTGCCCTTAGTCGAAAACGGGCTATCCGAGCTCCATCTATTGGCAATTGGTACACGTGTGAGCGCAGGTTCACCGCAGCTCAACTCCATTCTTTGAAGCCCACTCGACAAACCGCTTACCTACTTGATCGCTAGCATACTCAGAATAATGGAAGTATTCATCTCGGTATGCAGGCATTCCATCGATAATCATAGAGCATCCGCTGTCTGAGCAGAATGCATCGTTCTGATCAAAGAACAATACGTTATTGGTCTTTTTGGATACGGTTTCCTTAAATTCAGCAAATCCGTCCAATAATCGTTTTCTTTCGGTAAGTGATACCGCGCAGTTTTTATCAGTAGCTTGGAAAGGACGAGCGAAACAAGCTCTTGGATTGTAATCTAGTACCATGTGGGGGATGAAGATCACAACTCTAATCCCTAATTCGTCCATGTAGGAGATTCTGGAAGCGATGCTATTTGCGTAGTTAATATCCTTGAAGAGAAACAGTCCATCGATTATGACTGTTTTCACGGAGCCAGATTTTTTTATAATGTCGTCAATGAAGTTGTTTTGTCGCAAGGGGCGATCCAGAGAACAGGGGTTTCCTGGGAACTCACCGTTTACGGTGTAGCCTGGATCACATGTGCCGATAGACAGGACTGTGGCTTCTGGTGCGGCATGGATGATGCCTGGGTACAAATGGTTTGCGTATGAGTTTCCGATGATCACTGTAGATGGTGGTTTGTCTCTGTTGGTTGAACAGAACCACCAGGGGAGGGTGTCGGCATCAGCAAATTTATAGCGCGTCAGGCACATCTCGTTTTTGGCGTACTTCCATCCGGTCGTTGCCACAAACTGATCATTGACCGCTTGTGAGTTTTGCACTGCTGGCCGGCCGGTTAAGCCGCCGCTGTTGAATGTGACATAACCAACGGCGCCAACTAGCGCCATGAGAACGAGCAACGAAATCGGCCGTGTTTTCGATTTGGTGTTTCGAAGAGGGAGTTCGATCAGTCGGTATGTCAGCCAGGCCAGCCCGATGGAGGCTGCAACGGCTCCAGCTCTGAGCTCGATGGAAGGGGTTCCGCTATTGATGATCCGGCCAAACGTCAAAAGTGGCCAGTGCCAGAGATACAGCGGGAAGCTAATAAGGCCGAACCAGACAAGCAATCGACTGGACAAAATAGTCTTGTTGATCCAGGCGAAAGGGCCAGCCGCAATGAGCAGCGCTGCACCGGTCGTAGGCAGCACCGCCCACCATCCCG